GGAGGCGGAAACCGGTCTGCGCCGTGCCGAGACATTGCTGATCCTAAACGAAGAATAAATCATAAATCAACATGAGACGATTATCTGTATCCAACCTGAACGCGCAACGCTTCAAATACATGCCATTCTTAGGTGAATGGAAACGGATTCTGGGTGAGCAGGAGCGTACCGGCTGCTGGATCATCTACGGCAAGGAGAAGAACGGGAAGTCCACCTTCGCCTTGCAGCTGGCCAAGTCGCTGGCAAAGATCGAACCGGTGTTATATATCTCTGCCGAGGAGGGTACGGGCAGCAGCTACACGAAAGCCGTCCACCGTGTCGGCATCACCGAGCGCGACCGCAATTTCCACAGCTGGCCGTTCGTCTCCATCAACGACCTCCGGCAGGAGATGAAAGAGAACCGCAAATGCGAACGGATCATCTTCATCGACAACCTGACGGTCTACACCGATATCAAGGCCGAAGACATCATCGCCTTAGTGCGCGACTTTCCCCGCACGCTCTTCATCTTCATCGCCCATGAGGACGACAAAGGCGAGCCGCAAGGATCGCCCGCCGTGCGCGCCAAGCAGATGGCCTACGCAATCTTCCACGTGAAAGGGCTGGCGGCGTTCGCTACCATTCGCGGTGACGGAGAGGGCGGACGCATAGACATCGACGAAGAGACCGCGTCGTTGATACATGGGGACAGGACAATTGACAATTAACAATTATAAAAATATGGCAACAACAAAGAAACAAACCAAGAAACGTCTCCCCTCGCACGCCCTTTTCTGGGCGCTGCTGAAGGAGACACCGGGCTACGATCCCCGGTATAAGGAGGTGATCAAGGAAGGACTCGTATATGAGCATAGCGGTGGGCGTACCACCTCGCTCAGCGAGATGTACACCAAGTTCCCGGCCCAATACAGCCGGATGATCGATGCGATGAAGCCCAAGGGTGAAGCAAAACAGATGGCCTACGAGTATCGGCGCGACCGGTCGGCGAAGCGGGTGATCGCCGCCATCTGCACCTATGTGGATAAATTGGGCTACACCTTCGAAAGCCGCGAATGCAAGCTGCGCTATGTGATGGGCATCGCCTGCCGGGCGGCCAACTGCAGCAACTTCAACGCAATACCGGACGACAAGCTGAGCGCTATTTACAACCTCTATTGTAAGCGCAACCGCGTAAGCATAGAGGGCAACCCCGAGTTGGACCATCCGATCGGCAAAAACTAAGGACCATGGCATACATCCCGATAAAAGTCAGATTGCAGCAGATCGAAAAGCGCGGGCAGCAGATCCGCCGCCGGCAGGACAAGCTGAAGGAAGACGCGGCTTTCCTTGCCGAGATGCTGCTGACACGTGCCACGCCCGACATGGAGGCACAGCGCCGCCTGCTCCGCGAATGGGAGGAAGAGATCGAGCAGATGGAACAGTCGCTCGCTTTCCTCCGCCACGAATACATGAAGTATAAAAAACATCATTCAAAAACATAACACTTTTAAAAACAAACGAAAATGGAAGATTTAAGCAAACTTACAAGCAAAGATTTAGAAGCCTTGTTGGCTAAAAAAAGAGAAGAAGAACACCGCCAGGCGTTGGACAAACGTGCCGCCTATGAAGGCATCCGTGCTGAATTAGTACAGAAAGTTGAAAACAAAGTGCGTTCCGTGTGCGACGAAGTGAAAGGGCTGCACGCTTTTTGCGTGGATGAAATCGGAGCGTTCCGCCAAGTGCTCGCCGAGTACGGCCAGTTGCGCCGCGAGGGACAGATGTCGTTCACCGTCCAGGAGGGGTGCTTCCGTATCGAAGTGAGGTCAAACAAAGTGAAACGTTTTGATGAGCGTGCCGATATCGCCGCTTCGCGCCTGATCGAGTTCCTGCAGCAGTGGATCGAGGGTAAGGATGCCGGAAGCGACGACCCGATGTACCAGTTGGCGATGACGCTTTTGGAGCGCAACAAGTATGGTGATCTCGACTATAAGTCGATCTCGAAACTCTACGAGTTGGAAGATAAGTTCGATGATCCCGAATATACCGCGATCATGAACCTTTTCAAGGAGTCACACCTGGTCGAAGGGACGGCGACCAACTTCTATTTCTTCGAGAAAGACAAGATGGGCGTATGGAAGAAACTCGAACCGTCGTTCAACCGACTGTAAAACGGGTAAAATCCACTACCCTCACCCCCGGTCGCTGGATATACGTCTGCCCCTGTGGTTTCAGGTACACCGTCTGCCGGGTGGTGAGGACTTCGAACAAGTGGATGGTCTATTGTTTCAAATGCAAACAACAAACAGGAAAATATTACAAAGTCATGGACGAACGATTGGAATTTGAAGAGAACTTCAATGGCAAGTTGAACTGCCGATGTTTCACGACGATCCGCCTGCATCATCCGGTCAGGAATGCCATCGGGGGCAGTGAAGCAAATCTATTTGAAAGGTATATGGAAAGGCAATGCGAAAATCTTGCAAGCCTCGACCATCACACTCGACCGTATCAACCTCCCGATGGCGAAGCTCGACTCGGGCCTCATGCCCGAAGAATGCCGACGGCTGATCCGTAACCTCTATCGGAACCGCCCCGGCATCAACTGGGAGGTACAACAGTTGGACTACCTTCTTTTGGAGTATATCATCGAATCAAAAGAACCTAAATTATTTTAAGATGAAAAAGAAGAAACAATCCTGTGCCGCCAATCGGCACAAATGCCGCCCGGTCTTTCTGATCGAGCAGGAGCTGCGTGAGGCGATGAATGATGCCGCCTCCTGTCTCCGAAACCGGAACTACGCCCGCCATCAGCAGGCCATGCAGCGCATAGCACGTTTGAAAAAGGAGCTTGAAGACTCCCGGATCGACCAACAGTTCCACGACGACAACCGCAATATGGATCGAGCCGAACGGGCTTTTTTCGGTAAGATCCTGCACTTGTCGCTCAACGAGGCCGACCTGGCGATCTATCATATCGAGATGTTTTTTGCCTACTTCAGCGACCGGGGCTTCAAGCCCGTCCCCGAATGGGAACACCGCAAGGGAGAGCTGATCCGTGCCATCAAGGCTTATCGTGAGTTCGTAAGGGTATTCTTCGAGGGAGCCGACCTGCGCGTCGGCAATGAGCTGAACTTCATGAAGCTTCTCGACCTGATCTCAGACCGCTGCTTCACCGACCGTGAACGGGTCTATTACGACAAGTATGAAATCAAGGCAGCCAATAAAATGGAGGACGGGGTATGATTATTGCAGTTGATTTTGACGGAACCCTCTCAATGGGGCCCTATCCTGAAATCGGGAATCCCAAACCATACGCGGTAGAGATGATGAACAAATTGAAGGACGATGGCCATTACATTATATTATGGAC